TTTTACAACCAGAAGGTTATAAGATAATGCTTAATAATGTTTTCATTCTTGAAAAGACTAGAATGATAGCGTCAGAAGGAACTATCGAATATCTTGCTCGTTGCGATATTGACAAGATAAAGAAAGAACAAACTAAACTTGACGATGCGAGTATTCAAAGAGTTGACGCACAAGTGAAAGGACCAAACTATGGCAAACTCTAAATTTATAAAACTACAAAAGCATGGTAATACTGTTAAAGCAGGTATGCTTGGCTTTGAAAGAAACGGAGTTATAATAACTAATCCAGATGTTGATGAGACAGGTAGATTTCCTGTTAACTATAAAGATTATTATGGATTAACTAAAAAGCAAGCAGAAAAAATAAGAAAAGAAAACTCAAAGGTTAATTTACATTTATAAATAAATCGCTATATTAGGATAAATATGGCGATAACTTTAGACCAAATACATCAAACAAACGAAGCGACCTTATCCTCAATGGAAAAAAAGTTCTGTGAGGGTATAGCGCAAGGAAAAGGTAAGAAACAAGCGGCTGTTGACGCAGGTTATTCTGAAACATCTGCTCACGTACAAGCTGCCCGGAACTTAAAGAAAGATAAAATTATCCAGTACATTGATAGGTTAAGGGCTGATACTAGGCGCTTGACTAGTGAATCTGTGTCAAAAGAGGTTGAAAAGCTTGACACTTTGTACAATGAGGCTAGAGACAAGAAACAATATACAGCAGCAGTTAATGCGATAAGGTTGAAGTCTCAGCTTTTGGGGTTCCTTGTTGAGAAGAAAGAAGTGCAACACTCAACCCTTGACACTATGACCGATGATGACCTGGCCAAGTATCTTGACTCAATCAAACAAGAACACAATATCAATTGACGGCGGTTGTTTGCTGTTGATTGATTGACGCAACAACACACAGCCTCACGCCTTGACGCAAGGTTGATCCGCCTTGATCCTAGAGCCTAGGTGCTCCGCACGGATCAGCAAGGATCAGTAGGATATATATGATCAGCAAGGATCACGAAAAACAAGTATGTTTTCACGAAAAAATTTTTAACGTATCTAAATGATATAATTAGAAATATTAATAATTATTATTAATTATTTAAAGAGAGGTTATTATGTTATTATATATGTTTAGAGAGTCAATTTTTTCTATCGTTCTACTTTTGTTCTTATTTACTTTAGCTTAAAATTTTAGTAAAAAGAATTAACTTTAAAATTTAAATCTAAAAATATTTTTTAGAGTTTTAAAGTTAGAAAGAAGAATAGTATGAACGATAAGAAAAAAGAAAAAGTTACTTTAAAAGAAAATAAAGTCGCTTTATCATTTAGAGAGTACGAAAATAAAAAAGTTTTATTTCGTCTCTTTAATACGAAAAGAGAAAAGACGAAAGCGTTTAATATTTATGAAAAAGCTAGATTTTCAACGAATATTAAAGACGCTTTTAATAATGATTATCGGAAAGTGGATATCGAATACGATACCACAAAAAATAATCGTTTTAAAAAAGTAAATCTATTAATAGATTTAAACTCTTATTTAGATAAAAATAAGAAAAATCTTTATTCAGATTTAATAGAAAGTAATAAGATTTTCATAAAAGAAAATAATATTACTAATAAAGAAATAATTAATAATATTTCTTATTTCGAAAAAAGAATAAGCGAATTAAAATAGTCGCTTAATTATTATTAGAGAGAGAGTTATTAATTTAACTCTCTCTCTTTTTTTATTTCTAATTTTAATTATCTTTTAAAAAATTCGATTAAGTTTAAACGCTAAAAAAAACGAGAAAGTTTGCGGCGTGTGTGTCTTATCTATAGATAAACGACTAGATACAGTGTAGAATGACCGGTATCTATATAAATTTTGTAGAAAAAAATTTTGTTTTGTTTTATATCTTTACAATGGCATTTTTAAATAGTAGCATCCCACCTATATATTGTAAAATAAGAACGGAGTATTTGTATGATCTCAATCCAAAGTATAAAGGACAAAGCAAAGACTGTGTTATCTTCGGCCTTACAAGTATTGCAGGCCGTGCGATCCTTTTCAACATCATGCTACCCAATGGTGCGTGCTTTTGGCGATTGCCTATCTCAGCGTTTTTCAACCAACGTAATGATCGTGCCGAAGTGCCTGATATGCCAGAGGACCAGCTCGAATTGTGGAATAGTTTTGATTATTGGCATAGCGTTAATCACTTTGCTTTTTTAACAGGACAACGAGGAAAATTTCTTGGTAAAGATAAAAAATTCTATTCTGGTGAGTATCTATTTACCGTTGATTGGTGCCATGCTGATCCCAATCTACTTGATACTGATCATTCTGAAATTCCTCAAGAGCATAAGTGTGCTCACATCTTGGAACTTGACAATGGTAATTTCGCTGCTCAACCAAATAACAGGATATTATGGAATGTTAATTCGTTCACAACAAAACGAGAATGGCCAGACTACAAAGTCCAAACATCATACTGGAACGTAGAAAATAAAGATTGGAGAACTGATGATACTGATCGTTTCTTCTACGAAATAGAAGAAAAGAAAAAATAATTTTTTTGTTTTAATCACCTTTGATCCACGGTACATTCAACTTATGACAATATCAATCTTACTTCCTACCCGAAAACGTATCTCCCTCTTAAAAAAATCTGTAGCGTCATTAGTGGATAATGCAAAAAATCCAGATAAGCTACAGTTACTTTTCGGTGTCGATGACGATGATCCAGGAACAGTAGAACACTTGAAGCGAGAAAAGTACCCGAATAAGACAGTCTTAAAGTTTAAACGTGCAGGGTACGAAAATTTACATGTCTATAATAATTCTCTTGCAGCCTATGCTCAAGGAACATGGATCATGTTTTTTAACGATGACGCAATCATGAAAACGAAACACTGGGATAGTAAAATTGAAGAAGTAAAAACTTTTAGTGTTCTACGTGTTCAAGAGCAAACAGGCCACCCTTATTCTATCTTTCCTATTTTCCCCTGGGATTGGTTTCGATGTTTAGACCATATTAGTCTTCATGGACAAAATGATGCGTGGATCAGTGAGATTGCTTATATGTTAGGTATCATGAAAGATGTCGATATAGAAGTTACTCATGATCGTGCTGATATTACTGGAAATAATAATGATACAACTTTTCAAGAAAGAGTTTACAAAGAAGGAAGTCCCGAAAAACCTGGAGACTTGCATCATATAGATATGTGGAATAAAAGAACAGGTGACGCTTCGAAACTTGCTTGGTATTTAAATAAAATAGGTCAAAAGTCTGTACATTGGGAAAGAATAGTGCGAAAAGAAATACCACCTTTACACGGCCTCGCTGATAAATTTGAAGAGTACAGAAAAAAAGGTGGAGTAGGAGCAGGTAAACAAAATGCAAGAGTTTCAAATAAGGGAGAAGTTAAAGTCAGCTATAACGATTTATCAAAAGACAAGAGATAAACGTGCTGCTGATGTTATCGAACATCTTACCAAAATTTTATCCACTGCAAAATCTCGTAAAAGTTTATTAAGTTACGCTAAACATATGTACCCAGGATACAAAGATCCTGCTCATATACAACTGATTTCAAAAAATTTAGAAAAGTTGGAAACTGGAGAAATAAAAAGGCTCGCTGTCTTTATGCCGCCAAGACATGGAAAATCTATGCTATGCTCAGAATTTTTTCCAGCGTGGTATCTAGGAAATAATCCAAACGAATTTGTAATTCAATCTACATACGCACAAGAGTTAGCAGATGACTTTGGTCGTAAAGTAAGAAACCAAGTTCAATCTGATGAATTTAATCAAGTATTTCCAAAAGTGGCTCTTAGATCAGATTCAACGAGTGCGAAACGATTTCATACAGTGCACGGAGGCACATATTCTGCTGTTGGTGCTGGTGGAGCAATTACTGGTAGAGGTGCGCATTTATTAATTATAGATGATCCGATAAAAGGAAGAGAAGACGCAGAATCAGAAGTTCAAAGAAGAAACCTATTAGAGTGGTATAAGTCAGTAGCATATACACGATTACAACCTGGCGGTAAAATAATTGTTATTCAAACAAGATGGCACCAAGATGATTTGGCTGGTTACATCTTAAATGAAAGTGGAGAAGACTGGAAAGTTTTAGATTTACCTGCGATAGATAATAGCGGTAACGCTTTATGGCCAGAAGCATATTCAAAAGAAGATTTAGAAAAAATAAAAAATACAGTAGGTCAACGTGTATGGCAAGCTCTTTATCAACAGCAACCAGCTAATGAAGAAGGCAGTATTATCAAAAGAGATTGGTGGAATATTTATGATGGAGAAAAAATACCAACTCTGAGTTATGTTATTCAATCTTACGATACAGCCTTTAGTACAAAATCTTCTGCTGACTTTTCTGCTTGTACAACATGGGGAGTGTTTACAGCAAGAGATGAAAACAATATGCCTTATGCTGCTGCAATATTATTAGACGCTTGGAAAGATAGATTAGAATATCCTGATCTACGGAAAAAAGCACAAGATAGTTTTTATGAATGGCAACCTGATCAAGTCTTGATTGAAAAAAGAGCTTCAGGCCAATCGCTTATACAAGATATGCGTAGGTCGGGAGTTCCTGTAGTAACATATACACCAGATAGAGATAAAGTCTCAAGAACACATAGTGTAGCAGCTATGTTTGAAGGTGGATTAGTGTTTACTCTTGATGAAGAATGGACTAAGAGTGTTATTGAGGAAAGTGCACAGTTTCCGTATGGCAAACATGACGACATACACGATACTTGTGTTCAGGCGTTATTAAGAATACGTGATGGTTTTTTAATAGCACACCCTGATGATCCGGAGGACGATGAATATGAAACACGAAAACAACGCAGCGAAGTCAAACATTATTACTCTTAATGTCATACCGAAAGGTAGACCTGTTAATAATCCAGAGATATTAGAACAGATAGAAGATGATAATTTAGTGAATAAATTTCATGATGCAGCAATGAGAATTACTGATAAAGTAGATATTAAAGGCTTTGCTCTAGTAGCATGGGACGAAAAAGGAGTACCTTGCGTAGCTTGGGAGACTGGCCATAGTAAAAATATTATAAGCGAAATGATGCTTCCTACCTTTACACAATCTTGTTTTCAAGGTATATTGAATAAAAAATTAAGTACACCGGAGGACTTATAATGAACCCATTTAAAAAAGCAAGCAAGTCACCTAGACTAGGCGTTAAACAATATAGCGTTCAAGACGTTGCTGATGCGAATAAAAGATATTATGAGAAGTTTCCAGAACAAAAAGAAGACGCTGCAATGTTAAAAAAAGCAATGCAAAATCCTGGAGATGAAATAGTTAAAGAAGTTGAAAGAGAAAAACAAATGCAAATGAAAGTTGCAAAAGAAATGAAAATTGAAGTGGAGATTTCATAATGGCAAGAAAAGATACTAAAGAAGTTACAAAAGAAATTTTAGATGTAGACTTTGATAATACTTCTAAAGCGATGGACTTCGATGACGATGGTTACGAAGAAGGCAAATCAAAAGAAAGAGAAATGGTTGCGCAAGGTCCTAAAGTAATAGATATCAAAGATAAAATATTATTTAAAAAAGCTCAAAGAGAAGGAACTAACATGAGAAAACTTTTTGGTAATAAAAAATTTTCTGATGTAATGAGTAAAAGAGAATTTAATAAACTGAAAGAAAAATAATCATGAAAAAAAGAAAAAATAAAAAAATGAAAATGACTGCTGGTGCAGGATCAGGCGAAGGCAGAATGCAAAACTCTAAAATCACTGGAAGAATGATGAAGAAAAAAGGTGATTTAAATAAAGATGGTAAAATGTCTTCTTATGAAAAAAGACGTTCTATGGCTATCGCTAAAGCAATGAAAAAGCGTGGCAAGAAAAAAATGAAACGTGGCTAAGAAAACTTTAATTGGTCTAAGCACTTTTCATAGAGAAACAAAAAAGAAAAGAGGACGATTAAAAAAGAAATATGGTCCTAAAGAACAAAAACCAAAAAAGTATAGAGGCCAGGGAAGATAATGCCAAGAAGAAGAACAAGAATAAGACCTAAGAGAAGACGAGATAATCCAATTAAAACATCTGTAAAATCTGGAAATTTTAGACCTACTAAAAAAGGCGCTGGTATGACACGTAAAGGTGTAATGGCATATAGACGTGCTAATCCTGGTTCTAAATTAAAAACTGCTGTTACTGGTAAAGTAAAACCTGGTAGTAAAGCAGCTAAAAGAAGAAAATCATATTGCGCTAGAAGTCTAGGTCAATTAAAAAGAAGTTCTGCAAAAACTAGAAATAATCCTAATTCAAGAATAAGACAAGCTAGACGTAGATGGAAATGCTAAATTATAGCTAGCATTTTTTTATTCCATATAATATAAAAAAATTTATGGCAAAAAAACCACGCACTACAAGTGAACATATTATAGCTTTATATGGCCACATTACAGGTCTAACTAGAGATGTTAACTCTATAAAAAATAATCATTTAAAACATATGCATGATGATATTGAAAAATTGGGCGGCAAGATAGACAAAATCTATTGGGTTTTATTAGTTGCGGTGGGGACTGTAGCTTTATTATTTTTTAGTAAATTATTATGATTCTTAGAGGAGTATTTAAGTGGCACTTAAAATAGGAGAGGAACAACAAGTACAAATGCCAATGAAGACAGTTGTATCATTAATCGCAATTGTCGCTATTGGTGTTTGGGGTTATTTTGGAATAATAGAACAGATTAATAAACATGAAACAAAATTAGAATTAATGAGTTCTGATTTAGAAAAAAATACAGAGTTTAGAATAAAATGGCCTAGAGGAGAAATGGGAAGTTTGCCTGCTGATAGTGAGCAATTCATGATGCTAGAGGATTTATATAAGCAGACAGACAAGATTAACAAACACCTTGAGAACATGTCTTTGAACAAAGTAAATATACAATTTTTAAGAAAACAAATGGATAAAGTTTTAGAAGATATTGAAGAACTAAAAGATAAAAATAGAGATATGTATTACAACGGAAATGGAGCAAAACAATGATAGAGGCTGTTGTAGGATTATTAATGTTTGTAAGTGGAGAAATTAAAGAAGCTCGTATACAAGATAGTATGGGAGTATGTTTGAAACATAAACGAGAAGCTGAGAGAAATTACAGTAAAAATGTTAGATATGAATGTTGGCGAGGAGAAGCTGAAATAGAGTTAAATATTGATGGAACAAAATCAATAAAAAAAATCATAGTTCAATAATGGAACCAATATGTTATATATTTTTTATGTTATGGCTTATAGGAGTAAGTAGTTAGTGGAAATAATAATACCAGTAAATACAATACTTGCAATGATAGCTATCGCAGTAATGATTATTTGGACTCTCAGACCATAATACATTTTACATATTAGTATTTTTGTTTTATAAATCAATAGGATTAGATATGGTGTGAACCAGGAGGTATTATGCACAAATGAAAAAAGGCCTATATGCAAACATAAATGCCCGAAGAAAAAAAGGTATTAGTAGAACTAAGAAAAAATCTACTATATCTAAAAAGGCATACAAAAATATGAGAAAAGGATTTCCTAAATGAGAAAAACTAAAAAAGAAAAAAAGATTGCTAAGGTAATGAGAGAATATAAAAAAGGTAAATTACCAATTGGTAAGTCTAAGAAAAAAGTTAAATCGAGAAAACAAGCAATTGCTATTGCTCTTTCTGAAGCGGGAAAAAAGAAAAAGTAATGGTATTAACAAGAACACAGTTTAAAAAAGAAATGACTACACCACAAAGAAGAAAATCAAAAAGTAAAAAAGTTAAAAAGCAATATCTTGCTGGAACATCTGGTAAGTTAAGAGCTAAAAGAAAAGCTGCATTAAAAAGATTAAATAAAGATAATAAAGGTTCTGGTGTTTTACCTGGAGATAAAAAAGGTGGAAAGTTTGTAGGTTCTAAAAAAGAAAGTAAACATAATAAAAAATTTAGGAGAATGTATGGCTAAAAAATCAAGTACAGCTACAGCGATTAGAAATAAAGCAAAAAAAACAGGAGTATCTGCTTCTAAAATTAGAGCAATCTATAATAGAGGATTAGCAGCATATAGAACAAGTGGTCATAGAAAAGGAGTAAGTCCACAAGCATGGGCGATGGCTAGAGTAAATTCAGCACTTACTGGTGGTAAAGCTGCAAAAGTAGATAAAGATATTTTAAAAGGTAGACGAGATAAAAACAGAAGAGCAGACGGACGTAAGAAAAAGAAAACAAAAAAAGCATGATATGGATTAAAAAAATGATTTGCAAAATATTTAAAATTAAAACATGTAAATGTGGAGATAAAAAATGAAAAAAAAATTTAAAAAATTTATAGATTGGTTAGAAAAATTAATACTTAAATTAACTGGTTGGAAATAATGGCATTAGAAGTTGAATTAGAAAAAAAGAAACTTGAATACACAAACGAAAAAGGTGAGAAAGTTCGTGTAGATGTAGATCAAGAACAAACTGAAAAAGAGGAAGAAGTTTTTGAATCAAATCATTATTCTAATTTAGCAGAAGAATTAGATCAAACAGAAATAAATAAAATTGGTAAACAACTAATCACAGCTTATGAAGATGATAAATCTTCAAGAAAAGATTGGGAAGATCAATATTCAAAAGGTCTTAAAATGCTAGGAGTAGTTGTTGAAGATAGAAGCGATCCATTCCCGGGAGCTTCAGGTGTTCATCATCCATTAATGTCAGAAGCAGCAACTCAGTTTCAAGCAAGAGCAATATCAGAAATGTTTCCTGCAGGTGGCCCTGTTAAAACTCAAATAATTGGTAAACAAAGTAATAAAAAATTAGAACAAGCTCAAAGAGTTCAAGACTATATGAATTATCAAGTAACAAATCAAATCACTGATTATTTTAATGAATTAGATCAAATGTTATTTTATTTAGCATTAGCTGGTTCTGCATTTAAAAAAATCTATTTCGATAATGGTTTAGATAGAATATGCAGTAAATTTGTACCTGCAGAAGAATTTGTAATTTCATATCAAAATACTGATTTAGAAACTGCAGAAAGATATACACAAGTAATGAAAATGTCTTCTAATGAATTAAAGAAACAACAGATTGATGGTTTTTATAGAGATGTACCATTAGCAAAATATTCTTCTAGCGATACTAAAGATCAAGATCAAGTAACACAGACTATGCAAAGACTTGAAGGTATGTCACCAAGTATGGCAGATAAAATGCATACTCTTTTAGAAGTTCATGCAAATTTAGATTTAGGAGAAGATGAAAATGGAATAGCATTACCATATATTGTAACTATAGATTATGATTCAACTGCAGTTTTAGCAATTAGAAGAAACTGGAAAGAGGAAGATACTTTAAAAAGAAAAAGAACTTATTTTATACACTATAAATATTTACCAGGTTTAGGATTTTATGGATTTGGATTAATTCAAATGATCGGCGGTCTTCAACATGCATCTACTGGTGCTTTAAGAGCTTTATTAGATTCAGCAGCTTTTGCTAATTTAAACGGAGGTTTTAGGGCTAAAGGTGCAAGGATTGAAGGCGGTGATATTACCGTTTCCCCCGGAGAGTGGGTAGAAGTAGAAGCCTATGGCGATGATTTAAGAAAGAGTTTTATTCCTTTACCTTTCAAAGAACCTTCACCTACTCTCCTTCAGCTTTTAGGAGTTTTAACAGAATCAGGCAGACGTTTTGCTTCTATTGCTGATGCGATGGTTGGTCAATCTGCAGGATCAGGACCAGTTGGTACAACTATTGCATTAATTGAACAAGGTTCTAAAGTATTTAGTGCAATACATAAAAGATTACATCAAGCTCAAGGAAGAGAATTTAAATTAATATATGAACTAAATGGAGAATACTTAGATGATGAATATCCTTATGACGTTATTGGAGAACGTAAAACTATCAGAAGAAAAGATTTTTCAAGTGATATTAGTGTTGTGCCTGTTAGCGACCCTAACATTTTTTCTCAAGCACAGCGTATAGCTCTTGCTCAAACTGGTTTACAATTAGCTCAACAAGCACCAAATATAATTGATGTTAAAGAAGCATATAGAAGATTTTTACAATCATTAAATATTCCTGATTATAATGATTTGATGATTCAAGAAGATGAAATACCAAGACGTGATCCAGTATCAGAAAACATGGCATTACTTAATGGTAAACCTATAAAAGTTTTTGAAGAACAAGATCATGCTGCGCATATGGCTGTTCATCAACAATTTATTAATGATCCAAGATTTGCTGGAAACCCTGAAGCTAAACAAATTTTATATGGACAAATGTTAGCTCATATTGGACAGCATATGGCATTTTTATATCAACAACAAATGCAATCTCAAGTTCCTGATGGTATGCCAACTTCTTCTGGAGAATTTAATAAAGAATTTAATGATGAAAAACCTAAAGAAATTACTATTGAAGAAGAAAATAGAATTGCAGCAGCTGCAGCTCAGGCGGCACAAAATCTAATGGGAACGATGCCACCAAGTCCTGAGCAAGAAAAACAAAACATGGAAATGCAAGAGAAGCAAGCTAATTTACAATTAAAAGGAGAAGAATTGAGAATTAGAAAAGCTAGATTTGAAGAAGGTGTTAAAAACAACGAAAGACTTCAAAACAGAAAAGACGCTGAAACTAAAGCTAAAATAGTAGAAGCTGCATCAAGAATAGTTAAAAGAGAAGGTTAATGGCAATTAAACCTGAAGATATTAGAAAGGCAAAAAAATTTCTTGAAAATAAAAAACTTTCAATTAAAGATGTTAAACCTAGAGAATTTGTACAAGTGTCTCAAAATATGAATTTAAATTTTGAAAGTTTATTAAAATTACTTGTGAAGAAAGTTACAAATGGAACACCTAATACAAGCGATAAAAAATAAAATAAAAAATTATAAAGAAGACTTAGGAAAAAATTTATTATCAAAAGGAGTTGATGATATACAAGAATTTAAACGTGTTCATGGAATGGGACAAGGTTTAGATAAATCACTAGAAATCATAAATGAAATGGTTGAAAAATATAAAAAAGGAGATATAGACGATGATTAGTAAAGATATATGGGCAACAGATGATAGTGTACCAACACCAGAAAAAGTACCGCAACCTGTTGGTTATAGAATTTTAATTAGACCTAAAGGTGTAATTGAAAAAACAAAAGGTGGAATTTATTTAACTGATCAAAATAAAGAACAACAAAGTTATTTAAATTCTGTAGGACAAGTAGTTGCAATGGGACCAGAATGTTTTTCAGATAGACCAAAACCTTGGTGTAAAATTGGCGATTGGGTTTTGTTTGGTAGATATGCTGGATCAAAAGTATCTGTACAAAAGGTGAAAATGGTAGTAATAAATGATGATGAGATACTTGCAACCTTAGACAGCCCGGAAGTAGTATCTCAACAAATATAATATACGTTAATTTTAATTAACGACAACATAGGAGAAAACTATGGCAAACATAGAAGAACAGAAAGACATAGAAGTCAAATTAGATGAAGATAAATCTGAAAAGGAAATTGAGGTTCCTCAAAATCCTATTGATAAATATGTTAATGAAGCGGAAGAAAGACAAGAAGAAGAAAAATTAGAAGTTAAACAAGAACAAGATAAACCAAAAGTTCCTGCATATTCAGAGGATATGCCATATTCTGAAAAAGTTCGTAAAAGAATTGCTAAAGAAGTGGCTAAAAGAGCTGAAGCAGAACAAAGAGCTGTTAATTTAGAACAAAGAATTGCTGAATTAGAGTCAAAAACTTTTGATATAGCAAGTAAATCTTTGACTAATCAACATAAATCTGTATCAGATCAACTTAAAATAGCAATTGAAGAAGGTAATACTGAAAAACAAGTAGAACTTTATGAAAAAATGGCTGATTTAAGAGGTCAAATACAAAAAACTTCTGAATTAAAAGCTGAAAAACCTAAATCTGAAGAAAAAAAGAAAGCTGATGCGCCACCTTTAGCAAGAGATTGGGTAAAAAGTAATGCACAATGGTTTAATAAGCCTGGTTATAGAAAAGAAACAGCTATGGCTTATGGAATTGATGCAGAACTTACAGAAGAAGGTTGGGATGTGAATGATCCAGGTTATTATGATGAAATGGATAAGCGACTTAAAGCAAGTGGTTTATCATATTTTACAAAATCTGAAGAAAACACTACTCAAACAGAAAAAAATGTGGTACAAAAGAACAACAGAGTGCAATCTCCAGTTGCTGGAGTTAGTCGTAAGAAAACTAGCGATAGTAACAGAGTGAAGCTAACGCAGGATGATCTGGCAACAGCTAGAAATTTCGGCATTGATATCAATGATGAAGCGGCACTAAAGCGGTTTGCTAAAGAAGTAAAAAACTTTAGCACCAATACGTGAAGTAAGGAGCACGACTATGGAAAAAACAAATAAAATAAAACATGAAACTCAAGTTGAGAAATCTACAAGAGTTTCAAATTGGCGCCCAGGTAATTTACTTGAAGCACCTGAAGCAAGACCAGGTTTCAAACAGAGATGGATTGCAACTATGGTTTTGGGACAGGAACAGCCAACAAACGTTGCTAAACGAATGAGAGAAGGCTGGAGGCCTCGTGACCCTAAAACGGTTAAAGATGCCCAGAATTTTCCAACGATAGATCATGGCAAGTTTTCTGGCTACATTGGTATAGAAGGCATGGTACTCTGTGAAATACCACAAGAATTGTGGAATGAACGTAATGCATATTACGCAAAAATGACTGATAACTTAATGAGATCAGTTCAACAAGATATTCACAAAGTAGAACAGCCAGGTCAACCTATATCACAGTCCTTCAAGACATCAGTTACTAGAGGCGGCTTTAAAGAGTAACTAATAGGAGTAAATAACTATGGCAAACGTAGACGCCCCTCAAGGTTTTATACCTTTGAGACACTTAACAGGTGGAGTTATCAGACCTCAAGAATATCCGATTGCAAATTCGTATGCTGCAAATTTAGCTTCTGGAGATTTAGTAACACTAGGAACTAGTGGAACTGTCGAAAGAGCTTCAGCAGGCGGAACTGCTTTAGGTGTATTCTACGGAGTACAATACGAAGATAACTCTACAGGAGATGTCAAGTTCTCCAAAGTTTGGAACACAGGTACTACTGTGAAAGCAAATACTGCTATAAAAGCATTAGTATATGATGATCCAAACATCACTTATAAAGTACAATGTAACGGTACATTCGCAAATGCTAACGTAGGTGAGTTAGCAAACGTGACTATCGGAACATTTAATTCTACTTTCGGTTATTCAACAGACGAATTAGACATTAGTACACTAGCTACTACTGCTAAAGTCTTGAGAATATTAAGATTGATAGATGAACCAAACAACGCAGTCGGTGCTGATGCAGATGTAGAAGTTGTAATTAACTTACATTTCTACGGAACTCGTCAGGCTGGCGTATAAGGAGATTGAACTATGGCACTAAATAGAGCACTATTTACCAAACAGCTCAATCTAGGTTTAAATACCGTGTTTGGTATGGAATATGATAGATATCCAGAACAATGGAGAGCTATATATTCTGTTGAGCAATCACAAAAAGCATTTGAAGAAGATGTACAAAACATCGGCTTCGGTGCTGCACCAACGAAAGCTGAAGGTGCTGCAATATCTTATGAATCTGGCAGAGAAGGCTATGTATCAAGATATGTACATGAAACAATTGCTTTAGCATTTTCTATAACAGAAGAAGCTGAAGAAGATGGATTGTACGGATCATTAGGTGCAAGATATGCTAGAGCTTTAGCAAGATCAATGCAACACACTAAAGAAATCAAAGGTGCAAACATCCTTAACAATGCAACTACTTCTACAGTAGGTGGCGATGGTGTTACTTTATTAAACACTGCTCACCCACTAGGAGGTGGTGGAACTGCTTCTAACACTCTTGGAACAGCTGCAGATTTATCAGAAACTTCATTAGAAGATTTATTGATTCAAATCTCAACTACAGAAGATGACAGAGGCATTCCAATAGCATTAACTGGACAAAAACTAATCGTTCCACCTCAATTGGTGTTTATCGCAGAGAGAGTTCTTAAATCTAATTTAAGACCAGGAACTGCTGATAACGATATCAATGCAATGAGAAATATGGGTATGATTCCAGGCGGTGTAGTCGTTAACCAAAGACTTACTGATCCAGATCAATACTTCATTATGACTGATTGTCCTGATGGAATGAAACACTTTGTAAGAGCACCAATCAAAAAAGCTGTTGAAGGCGATTTTGAAACTGGTAATCTAAGATACAAAGTTAGAGAAAGATACTCATTCGGTTTCACAGACTGGAGAGCTATCTTTGGTTCAGAAGGAGCTGCATAATAATAAAATTGTACTAGGCGTAGCAATACGCCTAGTGCTAAACCCTACGACTGCGAGAGCAGACTACTAAGGAGGTAGACTATGGGAACAACTACATTTTCGGGACCGATTAAAGCGGGAACGATAAAAGAAACAACTGGTACAACACTTGGCGCTAATGTTGTAAATACTGGTTTTGTTGTGATGGCACAATCTGCTAAAATCGACATTACTGGTGCTTCACACTTAAACCAAGTGATTGGAACAATTCCAGCTAATTCACAAATTACAGATGTAATATTAAATGTAACAACAGTTAATAATGATACAAATGCTGCAACTGTTTCTGTTGGAACAACAGATGATGGAGATGCATTTATTTCTTCTGCTAACGTGAAAGCTCTTGGAACAACTAGAGGTACTTTAGACACTGAAGCAACAAATATTGGTACTACTGATATTCAAGTTTTAGCTGACTTTACAGGTACAGATGGTGATGGAACAACTGGTAACGCAACTGTTACTGTAACTTACTTACAGAACAACAGTATTGCTGACGCAGGTGATATTCCATCATAATAATTGATTTGAGGGGCTTCGGCCCCTCTTATAAGGAGATTTATGAGTTTAGAGTTTTTTAGAAATATGATGAAAAGCACTAAAGATAATGCTACCGCTTTAAAAAATTTTAAAGAAGATAAAGATTATGATTATCCTACAACAGAATCAGATTACAAATTAGAAGGTGAACAAGTAATTGAACCAGCAAAAAAGAAAGATGTTTTACCAACAACTTCGGAAGAAGAAGAAGAAAAAAGAGTAGAAGCAGAAAAAACTCAAGAAAAAATAGATGAATCTTCTGACGAAACTGAAAAAGATTTAGATAAAAGATTATCAGAAATAGATAAAGTTATTGATAGATATAGTGGTCAAGTATTATCAACTGGTAAAAAAATAGATGAATCAAGTAAAGATATCAATTTACCGGCATTAGATTTAGGAGCTGTAACTCAAAAACAAATGGTTACAGAATTAACAAAACCTAGTAGAAGTAGAGATAGAGTTAGTTTATTATATGACGAACTAAAAAAATATAATTTAATATAGGAGGAAATATGGCAGGATCAGATATATCGGCAAATAGCGTAACAACTACAGGTTCTAATGTTGTAGCTTTTGGTGGAC